TGACAAGTTAGGAGCTGTCCAACCTTCTGGCTTTAGAACTTTCCCGTCAACTCTCTTTCGAACTTTGCCTGTGATTGGATCAATCTTATCAAAGTTTGTTTCCATTACTTCTTTCCAAGCCGCTTCGCCGTCCCAGCCCGCGGCACGAATAGCACCCATAGTAACAACCAAAATATCTATTAGTGCATCTAATTGTTCTACTTTATTATCTACAGCCACAGCATCTACTAGCTCGCCTACTTCCTCGTCGATAAGTGACAAATACATTTTGTAGTTTGCGTCACTGGGCTCTTGGTCACACGCTGTTTGAAATGTGTCAACATCTTTAAATGGGTTTGTCATCTTACGCCTTTCTTTCTTCTTGCTAATTCTGCATGTAACGCAGCAATTGTTTCCATGCTTTTTAATTGCATTCTTTTGTCATCAATGTGTAGGAGATTATCATCCATTTTCTGGATTCGTTTTTCTATGTCCTGTGTGTTTAGAGCTCTTAGCCGTTCTTGATCAATCGCCATCCCCGAACTGTACTCCCTGTGGTTTTTCTGAACTTACAGCCAACACGCTTTCTGCTTCTACCATGCGCACTTCAACTTCGTCACCGTTTACATCTAACAACACACTTCTTGTCCATCTACCGTGCTCTACCAAAATCCAATCTCCTTCGGCATAGTCGTCGGAGTTTTCTGGACCTTTGGCATATACTTGTGCCCAGCGTGGATAGATACCTCTTGTGGTGCCGTCATCGTCTGCAATGATAATCCCACTTTGTGTGGTTTGTTGTCCGAAGTGCATGTCAGTTACCAGCACACGATCGTTGATCGGTCTTAAATCACCTTCGATAGCATTAATGTTAATCATCTGTCACCTTTCTTGTAAAAGTTTCCGTTTTCGTCTTCCAGCCATTCTGGCTCTTCGTTAAATTCTTCGATCATTTCCTGTTCTGCCGCTGTTACTTCCTCAACCTTTGCAGAGGCCGCAGGAGCAGGTTGCTCTTGGTCTTTTCTTTTGGCGCGACCTGAGCTTTCTTTTGCAACATTTACGTTGTAATATTCCTTCATGCGGTCTTCACGCTTTTTAACGATCTGTCCACCAGGACCTAACTCGTCTCCGCGAGCATTTACCCTAGCGTTTCCTACTGCGGGTGTGAGTTCATTCTTCTTTTGAAGTAAATCCATATCTACGGTTTTACCTCTCAGTGTTCTGTATGATTTATTAGCCATGATAATCTCCCATTATGTGCGTATATTTATCGCAGGAACTCTCGCCAGTCTAGGTCGTACTGGATTGAATGCGTAGCAAGTTCATCATTCCTCTACCTTCAAACTCTGCGAGTTCTTCAGCACATCTTGCTGTTTGTTTGTGTGTAGTACATTTTATAAAAATATAGTTTTGTACATTAAGATGTTTATATTCATCGGGCATAAACCATTCTGATTGGCACGCACCGTCAAAAGTCTTTTGATCTACATCCAAGGGAATATACTTTTGCAACTTTGGAAGACCTTGTTCTTCCATAGCGGCGTTGAAACGATCTACATCGTCGTTGGCATCACATAGAACTACATGTACCTTATCCGCATGGCCTGAATAGATCATATCAACGAGATCGCGATTAGAGAATCGTGGAATACCTAGTTCATCTGTTTTCATAAGCATTTGTACAGTTTAATTGATATTGATAAGGCTGTCAAGATCATTATCGTCGTCATCTTGACTTTTTTGGTATTGTTGCGCCCTGCGAGTGTGTGCTTCCTGGCGATACATTTCCAGTATCACAGCTATTTGCTCTTGCACCTGGGGATTGCGAGCCATCCAGTATTTTCTGCCCAGCTCGGAAATCTTTTCTTCTACTTCTGCATCCGACAGTGTTTTAAGATCATCTACAAGTGGATTAAACATACTAGTAATTATACGTTAAATTGATAGTTTGCAAAGAGAATGAATGTTTCGTCCGATTTGTCCAGCGACGATTTTACAATATAACGATCAATATCAAAATTTATGCTTTGGAAGTTGTAATCACTGTTGTTTATATTGTTAATAATTTCGTCGGCGGCTCCTGGCAGGCAATAGCATAACGGTATAGCACTTACATAACCTAGCTCTTCAAAGCCTGCCTGCGGAGTTCTCATCCATAAAGGCAAATATTCTCTATCAGTCTTGCCCAGTGTCTTTATATTTTCGCGCATGTGCTCTATGCTGGTAAGATATCTCACATTGTCTTTGCTTTGACTTACTTTTACAGCGTCGCTATCTGCCTTTATTGTGTTGGAAGGCTTTGGTCTGATTCTTTTGGTATCAGCATCTAGCACTTCTAATTCTACACTGACAGATCCGCCACTTCTTATTTCAATATCAAAATCATTATTATCGCTGTTTACTACTAATTCTGAGTTTCGTGTTTCAATTACCAGAGCATCCTGTTTTTGTTCAAACACAAACTTCACGGTATTCCTAGCGAAAACAGGAACGGCATCACCACCCTGACCTATTCTGTTAGGATCGTCTATGCTAGCATAAGTTTGCGAGTCCACAGTTATTTTATTTTTCGTGGCTATTTTAAAACTGCTTTTTGTTTTGCCTGTTGCAGATTCATAAGGATCTAAAACAGGAATATATACAACTTCGTAAACTGTTTCTCTAGAGCCTGGATTTTGTGCTATGGCTTTGGCGGGCTTGCCTAATTTAAACTTTTTGCGTTTGTGATTTTTTGCGGCAGCTGATACAAATTCTTCTATGTTCTTTTTTTCAATACCGTTATACACTATCATCTCTATTTGATCAACAACACCAAACTCTGGGTCATTAGGTCTATAGATACTTGCCGGAATAAAAACTTCGGGGTTCCTAATAAAATTCTTGAATTCAGTTCTTTGACTAACTGGCAACATTGGCTTTGCAGTGATATCGGTATACTGTGTTTTATCATCTTCTATTACCGTCAACGTAAACTCGCGCTCAATGGCGACCAAGTTGAACCTATCTCTAGCTTGCACAGTAAACTTATAGGCGATTTCCTCAAATTCGTTTGATCCAGTGTCTTCTAATGCAGGACGACCTATAATGTTTCCTCTGTGACTGAGCACTAAACCTTCGGGGAAATTACCTCTTGTCACAGTGTAAAATAAAGGTTCGTCTGGCACGGTGGTTTCTGCCTGTAATTGTATAAGGCAGGGCAAATCCTTTTTAATGCTACCTAGGTCAGCGTCTGTAAGCCAACTTATATTTGAGTCAATCTCACCGATTACTCTTATTTCAAACGTCTTATCACTGCTAGGACGCACAACTTCGTCGGTGTTTGTTATACTGAGACGTTCTTGAAAACTGTCTCCTCTGAACAGAGCAAGTCCAATGTTTCTTCCTTGGTTTAGTCTCAGAGGTAAGTTTTTATCGAATGTGATCTTATCAAACAGACTTTTTACTTCAACAATAGCAGGCGGTGAACTGTCAAATGGAACAATTGCGTTCACATATTCCTGCAATTTAGAAATACTTTTTGTGAAAGTGCTTTCCTTCACAGTCAGCCACCATCTAGTATCCTGTTTCACTTCAACCGAATAGCTATCATAAAATCCTTGCGGAGTAAAATTTTCCGGGAGTATGTTATCTGGTCGCTCATATGCATCTATTATTGCGTTCAAGAATGTGTTAGGATCTAGCCCTGTTAACGACTGGCTAGAGATTTCATAGGTGATAGATGGAATTATGTCTTGTATTTCTAGATCAGTATTAGTGCCGAAGTTGTATGTTCTACCTAGGTAATTCTCTCTCTGTTCTTGGCTCATTCTGTATACATAGACATAATCTTGACCAATTTCTGCTGTGTCAAATACTATAACACTGCTTTTTGGCGCCAAACTGTCTTCTAAAAATATTACATCAAATTCTGGATCGTCGTTATTAACTCCTGATACCCTGTAAAAATTTTCGTTTATGAAAATATTTCTGCCAATCAGTTCTACCAAATCGTTAACACCGTCTATATCACCTGTTAAGTCTATCTTTGCAATCTTAAAACTCGTGGCGCCGATAAAAGTATCTTCAAAGAAAGTTCCATTTATTACAACTTCGTCTAGTGATAGGTCAAAGCGTGTCGCATTAACAGTAAATTTATAATTTTGTGTGATTGCAGGCTGATAAGGAATGTAGCCGTATATTTCGCCATTTACTCTGCTTAATTCTAGACCCGGAGGCAGTCTTGATATTGTGCCATCGTCGTTGACATTTTTTAATGTGTATAATAGAGTGCCTTCTAACGTATTGTCTTCTATCACATCTAGAAAAATAGTTGCATAGTTATTTGCTCTCTTGTAACCTAAATTTCTAGGAGTAATCCAAACAGGAGATCGTATGTGTGTGTTGTCAGCCCTGAACACGCCAGTGTCAGCCTCCATCATGGTGTTATCTGCTCTTAGGAAATCATCTCCTACCACATATATTTTAAAGTTCCTATCCACAGTTGTGACGCCGTCAGATACACTTACTGTAAATGGATAATATCTATTTAATTTACGTAAATTTTGTGTTTCTTCAAAGAATCCATAACCTATGCTGTCATAAAAAAATGTAGAATAACCGTTTGTGGATCTAAGTCCGTAGTCCCAGTTGATTGATCCATAAGGATTGTTATCATAACCGCCCTGTGCAGTGCGTCTGTCTAAACTTAGAAGGGGTTCAGTAGTTCCAACGATTCTACCATCAATTGTAAGTTGCAATCCAGGTGGCAGTACTCCGCCGTCATTTGGTATAAAATATTCTAGTTGCTCGCCTGCAAACACATCGTCATCTTCTACAACTAATTGAAAATCGATTAATTCGTTGTCTAAAACAAAAAATGTATCATTTGGACCTACAGGTAGTAAACCTTCTTCAGTTACCCACTGTGGCTCGTCAGGTCCTGACACTACTAATTTTAAAGATCTATCATCAAAGTATCCGTCTAATGAAGCTCTAACTACAAATTCATAAACAGTGTCGTTTACTACTTCTTGTAGGGTTCCCTGTATTGAATTATTTGAAAGGACACACCCTGGTGGCAAATTGCCACTAATAACTTCTAAATCAACATCGGAATTGTTTATTACTGGCAGACGCAAATTGATTTCCGACCCCTCTACTAATTGGGCCAATTCTTGTCCGTTATCTATATTCCAAAGTGGTGATGCCATAACACTGTTTCCTTTCCTTAGATAGTTCCTAGGTCAATCGAAAATTCTGCAGGATTATCAAAAGTGCCCATATCTACATCTGCTTGCAGGGCTAGAAAGTCAACAATGTTATTAATATCTAATGTAAAGTTTCCAAAATCAAATTCATTTGGATCGGTGCTCATCTGCGACGGTGTCCATTTCCCGCCGTCCCATTTTAGGATATTGCCCACCATAGGACTTTTAGAATCAACATCCTTGAGACTCTTTATTGAAGTTTGGTTGAGGACGACTTCTCCGGTTTGACCATTTACTATGAGGTTTTGCGAATCGTCGAACAGATTTCCTATATGATTACCTGAAATTGAGACAGCATTTATAGCACCAATATCAGTAAGGTTATATCCTTGTCCCGTCAAACTCGCACTTAAAGTTGGATTAGGATCACTTGCTAAATCCGTAATTCCGTCATATGAGATTGTTAATCTATTTCCATTAGTGATACTTGTGCGGATATCTGTCCCGCCGAACACATTTAGACTGGCAGTTTCGTTTAGGATCACACTGCCGCTATCGCTTATGATTAATAAGGTTTTGACTCCACCGTTAGCGTCGATTAGTATTCTGTCATCGTTACTTATTAACGAAATATCTTTTCCCGCGGCAAGCCTTTTGAATTGTAATTCTGCACCCGCCTTTTGGGAAAATACCCCTTCGCCGATAGTACCAATATTAACCGCAGTGGTGCTTTCGTCGTCGCGCAAATCTAGTTCTTGGAAGTTTAGATTTACTTTGCGGAAGGCTTCGCGAAGATCATCGCCGGTGCCATCATTTGCAAAGTTACCAATTTTGATTTCTTGTAAACTCATTAAACTTCCTTAAAAAATAATACTGTAGATAATGGCTTTGTTTTCTGATATCAATCTCTTCGGCACACCGTTCTCATACGTAAAAAACGTTCCTGTGTCAACATCATATGCAACCCTGCTTTGATTATCTAGAAGATCTGCACTTACTGAATCAGCATTTATTACTAGGGCATTCACTTCTCCCCATCTTCTATCCTCCAATCCAACTTGTAGAGCGCCGTCAGCATTTGGATAGATCGGTCCTGTAAATTCACCGTTTATCAGTCCTGCTTCATCCAGGCCGATAAATTCAATATCTTTACCGTTACCTGCAACTCGTAAAAACTTAAACTGATTTCCGTTATAAAAACTTAAATCGTCTGTCTTTTTAAGATAGTTTGCAGGTTCTACATTGGTATCTGCAATATTCAAAATTGCAGTGTCTATTGTCCCCAAATTGCTGATATTTTGAGAATTTACAATGGATACTTGATTAAGATTGAGATTATCTCCTGCAGGGAGCTCTTTGATCTTGTTACCATCGTTACTGTCTACAATCAGTGGAAATCTATCAGCCATTATGTCTTCCTAGTGTTGTATTTATTGTTTTTTTCATTTACTTTTAGATGCATTTAATGTTTTCCTACTAACACTTCGATAACGCCTCTGTCATTGCTATTTTTGCTTTCTAAGGCTTTGCCTATTACTCTGCCAGGTTTAGCGTCATTGTTTACCATTGCGTGGCCTGGGACCGCGCTTGAAACCAACATGTCGCCACGCTCAACTTTGCCTATTACTTTACACAGCAGTCTTCCTTGAAGTGCAACCGCAACTACATGATCTGCTTCTTGATCCTTATTCATAAGATACGCAGGATTTGTTGACACTACTCCAACAACTTTGTGATCATCCTTTGTGGTGCTTTGTGTAATCTCAGCGTCCCCACCGATAACCATCACCGTGCCTGGCTCGTACTGCGTATCAGCAGCATAGTTTTCTGCTAAATCCGCATAATATGCTTCTAGTGCCGTGCCGCTGAACAGTGTTGCATATACTGTGTTATACTTGTTATCGCTAGCACCGATATTATAAGTGTCGTCTGCTTTAGGAAGAACGCCTTCTGTGTTAAATGTGCCACCTGTGAACGTTCTAGCAAACACCGTGTTATATCTATCAGTTTCGCCACCTATGTTATAACCTGTAAGTGCAGTATCGGCATCCTCGTCCGGACGTACTCCTGTTTTGTCAAATATAAACGGAGCTCGAGTTAGGTTATTTAGGATATCAGCTACAAATACTGCAACCTCACCCTCCTGCGTAATACCAGTACCGCCCCCGATTGAAACACCACTTGAATAATCGTTTTTCTCATCTGGAGCTTCTATGAAACTGCTGTATATCCATCTAGAAGCTAATGCTTTAGAGTTAACGAAACTGCTGTTCTGTTTCAATTCGCTGGTAGAAGTTCCGTCTACTGAAATTCCATCTCCGACTAAGTCAACATCGCCTCCTACTCGGATGTTCACATTAGAAGAATCTCCGCCGGCTACAAACACATTGCCCTGTCCCGGTGTTGTAAATGCAACGTCTGTACCGCTTACATCTAAAATCTTAAAGGAAGAGTCGGACCCCACAATCAGTTTCTTCACCTGCACCGAACCGTTGCTTGTGGTTTTCACTATACTGTCGTTTGCACCCACAGTTGTAATACCCGTAATGTCATAAGTTTCGGATCCTGTCCTAATCACAGCACCTGAATCACTGTCCGGAATGTCTGTGTGCAAGATGCCGCCTCCACTATCGACTAAGTCATTAAATGTCACTGCGGTGACAGGACCAGAAGACAGTCCGCCTGGATCTAATCTACCCAATACCTGTTGATTTTCCAGCCAGGAAATCTTAGACAGATCAATGCCATCCGAATTTGAAGTGGCTGTTTTAAGTTCTATAAAGCCGTCTGTGGCTGTGAATTCTAGATCCTTAAATACTGCAAGCCCTAGATCGGTTTGATCAATACCGTTTGCATTACCTATCACAGAAGCTGATTGCATATCCAGCTTGCTTTGCGCGATGCCAGCGTTTGAGTTGACATCGGCGTTTATGATTGAATCGGTTTTGTAATCCACCCTCAATGTCAGCGTTCTATCACCTGCTCCAGTGGACCTTGACACGCTGAATTCAATATCTGATGCAGCATCATACACTCCATTCATCCACTCATCATCCGGACCGTCAACGGCTACACCTTCTGCTCCGCCCGACACTGACACAGTGTCTGTGGCATTCTGATTGATTATACCTGATATTGGTAGATAAATTATGTTTACAATTTCGCCGTTTTTGTAGAAACCGCCATAAGTGTCATATATTTCTCCAGTGGCTCCTGTTTCTGATCCTTCAATAATATCTCCTATACTGAATGGACCATTTTGAATGCTAGACGCATCTATTCCTATTCTTTTATAACCCGACGCAACCAACAGCTGAGCACTTTGTACATCTTCCAGAGTGGTGTCATTTAGTTTGTCTAAAGCATCTGTTCTGCCTATTTGGTCGTCGACATAAAACTTATTGGTTGCATCTCGACCATCGATTGCCGGATTAAGATTTGTAATTCTATTTAGGTTTGCATCTAAATCGTCGCTCATTGGTACCGTACCGTTAGCAGCCAGCACGCTAGGACCTAACGGATTTGGCACCAATGTTCCATTAATATCGTAACCTATGCGTCTATCAACATATCCGCGAACGGCACTTTCTGTTGGCACAGAGTCAGCTGCATTATCAGTCATAGATGAATCTGTTGAGAATTCGGTGATTGTTACACCTCTTCTAAATCCAATACCATCCACGTTTGAAAGCGCAATACTGGCTGCAAAGCTCACCGTGCCTGTGCCTTGGTCGACCGAGAAGAATTTACCTACTCTGAATACGCCATTTTGATCTGTGCTCACATAGAACACACGGCCCTTGCCGCGCTCACCTACTTCTTTGGTTTGTTCTGGTTCTCTCGGAGCTCCGAATATCACACTGGGATAATTACTGGTGTTAAATCCGCCGGTTCCTACATTGAGGAAGTCGTGGCCCGTTGCTCTACAGGTAGATATGTTAATAGTGATATCGCCTACCGATTCTTTGGCTATACCTGCTCTAAGATTTATTGTTTCCCCAGGTATAACAATACTGTCCGGCAAGCCGTCACCGGAGTAGTCAGTGTTAATGGTTTCGCCGGTTTCTTCGATGTCAACAATTGCATAAAGTGCACCCGGTAAGAATGTGTCCTGAGGATTTCGGATTACCTGAACTCCTGATCCGTTGTCTTCAACTGTTCTGTAGTTGTAGATGTAGAACTTTTTGCCCTTCCAGGTAAAGATAGGAGCTTCAGACAGCGTTCCGTTGAGGCTTTCTGGTCTATTAGCCACAGGTGTCCTTGCATTGTTGTTTAAGCGATATACTTCATTGGTGTCAGCACTTGCCAGCACTGCAATAATTTTATCTCCCTGTGTAGCACCCTTTGTGGTACCTTCTGTCAATGGAACAAGGCCGCTCGTATCAAAGGTGTCTCCTACAGGTCCTGATCCATAAGTTTCATTTATAATCAATCGGATGTAATCAAATCCTGCATCAATGCCTATAGCCGCTTGTCCTTCGTCTAGTAGTTCTCCAACGCTGTCTGCCGCTTCAAATGATATAGATCTGTAAACAAATTCTGGATTTTCTTCAAATACTAATGCCGTACTGGGTCTTATAGTAAGTGATGCAGAATCACCGTTAATGTCGTCGATAATGAACTTGCTGTTGCGTCTAAAGTCAATAAATTGCCCCCAACCTACTGGTTCTGCCAATCCTTCTGAACTGAAGTCTGCATCTCCTGTTGAAAAATTTAGTTTATACACGATACCACTGTACTGGGGTGTTGCGTCATCAATCAATGGCGCACCAGTAACTTCTATACCTGTGATGACCCCTTCTGTGCCGGTAGAATCGCCATTGTCTACGTCAGTGATAATAATAGTTGCACCTGTGCCTGCGCCTCCTAGTTTAGATCCAGTTATAACAAACGAATCCCCAGAATTATAACCTGCACCGCCGTCTGTGATTTCGCCTACATATCCGTTTTCTCTCGTGCCGTATAGATTAAAAACAGCACCACTGCCTTCTGCAGGCTCCACAGCAAATACTGTAGAGTCTAATTCTTCATAAGAATTAACCGCATGAGTATTCACCCTTTCTACAGAAGTAACTTCATATCTATCTATCCTATCTAACCCTGGATGATATATGTCCAGCTCAGCTGAATTGCTAGGTGGATCTATGAAATCGTATGCATATACAAATAGCTGCTCTTCTGAATTTTCATAATTACTCACATCGATGTCCACAATGTCGGCGGTGATAACAGTAGAATCGCCGTCTACTAAAGATTCATTTGAAGTGAATACATTCTGCACATCGCTTAGATAGATGTATTTGCCTTGGGTGCTCTTAACCACAACACCGCTAGCATTATTTTCAGGCTGTGTAATTGTGTCACCTTCGCTAACTGTGATTCTATCGTCTAGTTCTATAATAACAGTTGCCGAGAACGATTTGCCAGAAACTACTAAGTCTCGTTCCAGCGTGATTTTATCAGGTACTTCGTTAGGGTCAGCGCCTTCTGCCACCAATCCAAACTCACCATAACAACTAGAACCTGTAAGTGATCTAATTTCTGAGCCATTTTTGGCATAATAAGATGTATGACAGTAGTATGTAAACATTGATACCATTTCTGACAGCGCACCGTTCACACAAACTAATCCATATCCTAGATCATTTATCTGCGTAAAGTCATTGCCCAACATGCTTCTGTTACCTGCTGTTTGCAAAGTAATGTCAATAGGTGTAGCAGGAGTTGCACTGTCTAAATCTACGCCTCCTAACAGCAGATTGCTGCTTCCTGTAAACCCTCTACCGTCATTTGAAGAAGGGTCTAGCACTAATACAGCCGTTCCTGTGGTTTGGTCATACCTGGTTACAGCATTTACCTGGAATCTTTTTCCGTCTATATAGAATGCACAAGGTGTCTCTGGTCGTTTGAAAAATAAGCCCTGGTCTGGTAAACTTTGAACTTGCAGTATAAAAGGATCTGCGTCGGCGCCTGTGTCAGGAAATCCAGTTACGGGCAAACCAGTGGTTAAAACTTGCACTGCAGAATTTCCGCAGAATGCATCCACAAACAGTCCGCCTCTGAATGCTTGTTTATTGATACTCTGTGAAAAACTTGATCCTGTTTGTATATACGGAGATCTCGTGAGGATTTGTCCTTCTGGATCTAGCACACACATAAATCCGCCTTGTGCTTGCACAGTTATATTTCTCAATATCGTGCCATCATTCATTAAGAATACATCTAGATCTTTGTTGTTGAGCGGCGGATTGTATTCAGTATCAAACGCAAATTGCATTAGAGAAATCAAATCTGAAACAGTTTCTTCAGGCTTGGGTATTTCTGTCCAGTATCTGTTTATTTCTGCTGAGTTAAATTCAGTTCCGCTTTCGTGCAGAGTATCTGTCTGATATACCTTTAGCACGCCTACTTCTGTGAAGCTGACAACATCCCCAACTCTGTAAAGCTTTTCTGCTGTCCACTGTTCTGGCGTTGTATTCCCAAAGAACAAATCAGGCACAGGATAAGAAAGAGCATTGCCGAACAGTGTGGGCGTTTGCCCTAGCAGAATATTTGCTATAATATTAGCCAAATGATCAAGTGCCGCTTCTAGGTCTAGTAAATTGTCGTTATAATCGGGTATTAAATCAAACCACTTGCCCTGCTGTTCTAATGCAAATTCTTGTCCACCTGCTCTCATATCTTCAGAAACAGCTTCTACTACGTCTCTAATATGCCTTTCTCTTGCGGCGCGACTAGGTATCGATGATAAGCCTGAATAATTGGAATCAAAGAATTCAACGGTTTGTTCTACAAGAAAGTCTGCATTATCAATTATTGCTTGTGCTTGAGTATTCCATTCGCCAACATTTATGAAACCTTGACTGACATTAACAGTTTTGCTAGGATCCTCTAAATAGTGACGTCCAAAGTAGCCGTCAACAGTTCCAGTAAGAGGATTCGTATATTCGACACCATTTGGAACTTCAGTTACTTTAAATTCTAAATTATCTTCGCCGCTGGCACCAATGTCGTTATCTAAGATAATAATTCGATCGCCTACTTTAAAGTCTGTTCCACTTTGTGTGACCGTTACAGTAGCTGATCCATCTCCCGCAATAACAACTTCAAATTCTGCGTCTTTACCAAAACCGTTGGTTTCATAGTCGGTATCATTAACAGTGTATGATCCTGCGGCAGTTGCTCTGGTTGCACTGGCAGGAAATTCATAGGACAGTGTTGCGGTGGAAGAATCATCATCTTGGCCGATGCCTGATATTTCGGACCTACCGATCACTAAGTTGTCAAATTCTCTATCTCTGTAAAAGAATAAATCAGAGTAAAAACTCTGCGAGCGTCTGTCTCGGGGACGAATAATACATCTTCTAAATTCGTCTCCTTTTATAGACACGTTAGTGGGCACTCGAATCGGAAAATCTTCTTCGTATACTCCGCTTTCAATCCTAACCGATATTTGCGTATTTTTTACAATATTTCCATATTCTAACCCTTCGTCTGGAATAAACTCAACAGGTGTTAGCAATTTCACTTTGGCAAGATCATCCGAACTTCCGTCGGTGCGTTCACTTGCTATAACATATTGTGTAATTTCACCGATGGCCCCCGAAGTTTTACCTCTTATTACTTTTCCAGGTATAATATCAATATTGCTAGGGTCTGCTTGGTCGACTGAAGTCAACGCTCCGTTGCTGACATTTATTTCATATTCAACTGTGCCGTCGTTTGTGGGGTCGCCTAATAAAACTCCGTTGTTAATAATTGGTTTTACAGTGTTGTTAAATCTATTTCTAATAACATTTTCTGCAAGACCGTCTACCACAAATGATTGATTGGCAAACTGCGTAAACCGTGTTTGGTACAGCTGATATCCACTTTGATCTACGGCTGTGTTTTGTAGTATAGCATCCGCAATGATGTCTCTTGCATGATCTAATCCTTCGATTAATATGCGTCTAGATTCCTGAATAAATATTTTTTCTCTGTTAGGATCAAAAAACTTCGCAGCAGCTCTCTTAGAGAGGATATTTGCTGAATCACCTCTCATGATATCCAGTGCTATGCTTTCCACAATTAACTTGATATAATCTGTCAATGCAGATGCAGAAAAATAAGCATATGCAGGACTGCGACCTTCACTGCCAAAAGGAGTGCCAGCCTGACTGTCACTTCCTGACGGACTGACATACAATTGAAAATCACTTTCAGATGTAATTTTATCTACATAAAGTTTTGTTGCAGCCTGTAAATCATCATCTCCTGAAGGTGTTCCTGCTCCTCGCAGTGTTCCCGGGTGATCATGCAGTGTCAGTGCTCCTGTCATTGCGTCACCCTGACGTCTTACGGCACTTTTCCTAGGTAAAGGCACAGAGTCCAGCCAATTACCCGCTAGATCTTCATTGAAGTCTGCGTCGAATAAAGAAAACGGACCTGTTCCGCCACTAAACTTAATTTTATTAGAATTGAGAATTGCATCATTTTCAGTAGGGTGCAAGCTGACAGTGTCCTCATCTCTTACATGAATATGAAATTCTGTCTTGTCGTCGTAAACTACCTGTAATCCTGCGCTGTCTACAGCAGTAGGCAAAACATTTTCACTAAGCAGTCTTACAGCCACTCCGTTGAAGTCTTGATCGAATCCATGATTGCTAATTGTAAAATTACCTGCGGCATCTCCTGCGCCTGTTGTAAGACTGTCCACAGCAAAAGTATAGCCGACTGTAGAAGTCGGCTCATCTTCTAATCGAATACCACCGCCTACTGTGAATTTCTTTTGATATGTTAGATCTGCAAATCTCTTATTGATAACCAAATCGTCAATGGTTATAGGATCTTGACCAACTTCTGTGTGTATTCTGTTGTAATCAATTACAGCATCTTCGTTAAGCCCTATATTAGCAATGGCGTTGCCGCCCATGTCAATAGGCCCACCAGCTTCAGGTGACCTATCCAGGTTGATATCGATAAATTCCTGTTTAACAATAACCTTGCCTGCAACACTGAAATCAAACCCGATAGTGTCTGGCGATCCGTCTAGATCGCTGTTGCTGGCAAATTCTCTGAATTCAATACCGCTTGAAGTATTGTTTACAACTGGTATTTTATTTTCGTTTCCGAAATAAGAATCAGGAGTATCACTAAGGTCTCTAAAACCTATTTGCCCTCCTAAACCAAATACCGCATACAGTTCTTGAAAGTTTTCGTTGACTTTCTTAAAACTTTCACGAATACTGTCGCCAGTTCCGTCGTTACCTTCTGCGCCAATATCGATATTTTGCTGTGCCATTGATTTGCTCCGATGTGTCCTCTATGTTATATTTACCGGATATTTTTATAATCTTAATGTAAATACACTGTGTTTCTTGAACAATATACGGTTAAAACCAAACATTTTAGAAAATCAAAACTGGGTGCGGAGCATGCTTATTATCGCAACAAAACCATGTTGGTATTTAGATGCGACAGTTGTTCAGAAACATTTGAAAGAGAACGTGGTAAAATGGACCCAAAGCGGTTAAACAACAATTATTTTCATTGTTGCTCAAACTGCGATGCAAAAAAATTTGCTCAGAAGCGCGGCATAGAAAGAAAGCGTGTTTGGGACTTATCTGCCAGTTCAGATATTCCTATCAGCAAACTTTAGTCTTCTTTTTTCCAAAGTGTCCAAGCACCGTATACCACAGCAATTAGCCCTGCAAACTTGGCTAGATTAGCTGCAAAGATAGCAACAAGCCCCATTACGATAAGACCTGCTCCGTCCCATGTAGTTCTTTCTGTCAGTCTAGACTTAATCCATGATTTAACCATTTCTGTATCCCCCTTGAACTATATTTATTAAATATTTCTACCTTAAGGAGGTATATTATGTTAACATGGTTAAAGAAACTATTCGGTTCCGACATGCCCTCGACGCCAGAAATTGCCAAGGCAGCTCCTGCTCCGGTGGCAAAGGCACCTGAGGTTAAAGCAACCGAAACAAAGGCAAAGGCTAAGCCTGCCAAGAAAGCACCTGCCAAGAAAGCTCAGGCCGGAAAGGGTGCGGATTTAGACAGCATGAACAAGCGTGATCTGCTTGCACTTGCCAAAGAAAAAGGTGTTAAATCTAATGCCAGCATGAACAAGGCTGACATTGTGAAGGCTATCAAGAACGGCTAATTACACTTTTTAAATTTTCTAGTTCTGACTCACAGCGAGTTAGCTTGCGTTCTAGGACGTTTATAGCTGCTCGCTGTTTCTTTGACTGCTCCTCCAAACTGCGAACGTAATCAACCGTGGGAATTTCTTTGTGCGATCCGTCCTCGGCAACCATGGTAAAGCGATCTACGCCTTGTGCTCGTAAACCGCCTGTTACACGATTTGGATTTTTGTTGGATTCGTTAGGCTGGCTCTGTTTCGAGCCGTACATTTTGCTCAAGTAACTCATTGTGTTCTCCTACAGCGTATTTATATAGTGCCATGCTGGCTAGATTTTTGCCTTTGGCCTCTGTCATGATGTCCGCATGTTCCCAGAATTCAAGTGCCCAGTCATTACAGGCAGTGTTCCACATGTAGTCTGAATGGGCACGCAGTTTCTGCTTCTTATACCCCCAATTCAATAATTCTGTCATATCAGGACGTTGGGTTGCAGGATGCAAATTTAAAAGGTCTTCGCGACTGAGAGAATAGTGTATTACCGGCCGACGAGCACCTCGCCAGGAGTCCATTATGCGCTTAAATCTATCTGACTGGGGCGTAATGTAATGTCCTTCACGGACCCATTCATGGTGTATATCGAGTACAAGGGCACAGTGGTCG